TTATTGATTGAGACTTGGAATACTGCTGTCATCATACTTGGCAAACTTAGTGCTCAACTCTTCTATATACTGATCTGCATCAACTTCTTTTATGTCAGCTATGGTGTTATCAATATTAGCCATTGTAGACCCATCTTCATCTACACGAATTCCTCCACGAAATACATTTTCCGTTTGCTTTTCGTTTACTCGCTCAACTTTGATATGATTGCGGATCACAGGTCGTATTGCCTGTCTTAGTGCCTGCTTTAGATCTTCATTGTATTCGTCACTATGTCAGCCTGAGATGGTGTATTTAATTACGAGGCTAACGATTGAATATGTGGTAAATGCACTACCAATATAAACCTGACTATTTTTAACAAAAAGCATATCTGCACTAAATCCAACGCTTGCTGGCTCCTTCATAACCCTGCATCAACCATCAATCCAGCAATACATTTTAGCTGTGCTTATAGCTTATCTAAGTCACTGCTATCGACTGATATATTTATAAGTAGAGTGGCTATTATTTTTATCTGACATATCTGTCTCCATAAATAAAAAAAGACCACTTTTGCGATCTCTTTTAAAGGTTGTAGCTATTAGTTGCATAATGTGTGACAGGGTGGACAATTTATGAGCACTATATGTGAATATCTTTTTTAGTCTAATGGCATATTATTCATTCAACGCTGTACCCCCTAGAACCCAGCACTGTACCCTCTTCTCAGTACTGGACTTATAATAATATGCTGTTATTCCTTAGCCCTACCTCAGGGCTATTTTTTTTACGTATATAAATTTGGCATAAAACCCTTACACTTCAAGAATGTACTTACATTTAATACCACTTTGTTACAGATATAAATTTTTAATTCAACTAGGATCAAGCTGACTTTATAATTAATAAGCAGTTCTAAATTCATCTGGTTGTACTTAGCCCATCCCGAATGGGCTATTTTTTTATCCTTCCCTACGTAAATCCACAATAAATACTCTTGAACTGTAACTAACCCATCAGTGATATATTTACACTTAGCACCAATTGTCATGCTCAACAGCTCTTAATTAGACTAATATCAAACAGCCGGATTCCAATAATTATAATATAAAATTATACGTATATTCGCCCATACTCGTGGGCTGTTTTTTATCCTCTCAGCTTAAATTTTCCGTATTGCTTTCATTGCTAATGAAATGTCACCACTGGTTAGTTGATAGCTTTGAGTATTTAATTTAAGTATACTCATGGCACTTCACAATAAATTTCTTTACTTTATTCAACTTTATTAAGGATATTAAAATGCAAAAAAAATTAATTATTGCAGCATTCCTGGCATTAGTTTCTCCGGTTATTGCGAATGCTTCATGCGATAGTGTTGTTGAAGAAATCACACAAAAAATTATTAATAATGGTGTACCTGAAGATAGCTTTACTGTCGCTGTGGTTTCCAACGAAGAGGCTGCATCACAACAAGGTACTATTGTTGGTAATTGCTCTAATGAAACACAGAAAATTATTTATATAAAAGAATAATTTCAAATAAGGAAGGGCTTGAATAAATCCCTTCCTTTTTGTTCTAGTTGCAGCACGTCATATACTTCTAAGCTAAAGAAGTAGTCATGCCCTCATCAATAAAAACACCCGTGTTTGACTAATGGCTATTTAGAATGTTGTGCCGCATGAGTCCTTACTAGTTTATTAAAATCCCGTAAGTTTTTAGGCCTGATTTTATTCAGTTAATATAAAACTCTATTAATGCTACTCAATGAATGGCATTAATAGAATTAAATAAAATTATGTCTTTTCATAAATCATATCACTTCTTCTCCAGTAGTTGACGTTTCCACCACGTGAGTCTATCCACACTTGGATTCGTTGTTTTTTTTCTCAGTATGCGTAATCAAGTGGAGATTGATCACAGCTAACAACCGAGACAGCAACAACGCCGCGCTTACTCGCACTTTGGTATTATTTTGACTGGCCTTTTCTTATTTGCTCTAACGCATCGAATTGAGTATTTACCTGTTTGAGATAAGCTAATAAATAAGGGATCCATTCGATAGCCTGACAATAGGTTAGTTTTCTGGCGGCAATGGAACCAACACCTGTTGCGTCAATACTCTCGGGATTTCCGTACAGAGTGCTGGCTCGTAAACGGTATGTGTAGTTGAGCATCCCATCAGCAACAAGATCACAAGTAGGCTCTTTCTTGAGAATTGTTCTACATTCAATGACTCTCTCCTGCGATTTAGCTTCAGATAGAAACCATTGCGGTAAGCTGTACTGTTGGCTATGTTTTCTTTTAGCTGCCTACACTGTTGTAGGTAGTCACTACTTTTGCCTTTGTAGGGCTTTGATAATGCTCTGTAAATATAATGCACTCTGTGCTTGGAAAGAAACTATGTAAGTCAGCTTTACACGCTCGACGCCATGGCCCTGATGGTTTAGCCCAAATGATATGGTTTAAAACGTTAAACCGTTCACGAACCAACAATTCCGTATCAGCCGCCAGCTTTGAACCACAAAACTTATATAAGCTACCGTTTGGCTTCAGAACGCGCCAAAACTCGCAAGCATTTCATCAAGCCAAGATAAATAAAAAGCGACATTTTCCCACTGACTACCCCAATTATACGTCTTTACTTGGGAGTATATCTGGTTTGTTGCGATTAAATAAATACAGTTGTCTAGTATTAGTTTTATGTAGCTGGGTGAGTCATCATTGACTAAATTAACACTGTTTAGAGTTACAGTATTTTTCATAGTTCAGGGAAACCTTTTTTGATAAACTTCACTTGCTTTGTGCACATAAGCAGTGAGCTTTAGTTTGTCCGTGATCCGTTTCAGAACGGGCGAATGGCTAGTAAGGTGCTGCCAACACTCACCAGCCGCCCATTTTCACAGTGCTAGATATTTTGATATGTTCTTTCTTTGATGTTTTCTTTTATTAACCCCGCTATTGCAAGTTGTGTCAGTATTAACTGGCAACAGGGGTTTGTTAATTCGGTGAACTGAGAAACCTCGCCCGCTGTAACTGCCACATTTAGTGGATAGTAGAAACGCATCAAAAACAAGTTTATCTATGGATGCAATCAGATTTTGTTGTAGTTATAATTTAATTATAATACTGATAAATTTATTCTATTTTATAAAACAAGGTACCATACACATGATTTCTACCTTCAAAGATTTTCAAACAGACCAAGTTTTGAATATATGGTTAAATGCATCAATAAAAGCACATAACTTTATCAGCGAGGAGTTTTGGCGTGGCCAAGTTGATGATATGCATGATATTTATATTCCATCAACAATGACTCGTGTCTTTAGTAAAGATAATGATATTTTAGGTTTTTATTGCTTATCAGAACACCTACTTAACGCGCTATTTGTATCACCCTCCCAGCAAAATTTAGGTGTTGGAAGCTTGTTACTATCTGATGCAAAAAAACAAAGCAACAAACTAAATTTAGCCGTGTATAAAGAAAACCAACAAGCCATAAATTTCTATAAAAAACACCATTTCATAATCAAGGATGAAAGAATAGACTCGCATACAAAACAGTTAGAATTAGTTATGGAGTGGAGCGCTAATTAGCTGTTTACTTAATGATTTTACTAAATGCTTGTTTAGCAATATTCTCCTCAATAAAACACTTGCTTACTAATTTCTCATAAAATGTCTTCCAATTACGAGAAGGTTATCAATCAATGACCATAAACAAGGTCAGAAAGAGCTGGCTGAATGGCTGGAAGATTGGAAGGAATACTTAACAGCATTCGACGCTGAAGGTGAAATTTTAGATATTAAAAAGGCCGTTGGTGCAGTTCGCCGCATTACCATTGAAGCTAGTCGCTCTTCCGATCACGAAGATAGTGATTTTGCAGCTAAGCGCTCTGTAATGGAAAATGTGGAAGCTAAAAGTAAGGATGTTATGCCTGCAACTTTTGGATTCACATGTATTCCATATGAAGAATTGCAAAATTGTACTATCAAGCTTCGTTATAGCATTTTAACTTCACAAGATACGCGTACTTTAGTACTTCGTTTTGTTCAGCTTGAAAATTTAGAAGAGCAAATAGCACAGGAATTTCGTGATTTACTTGCATCAAAATTCGAAGAAACTCAAATCGAAACATTCATTGGGAATTTTTCAGCTTAATTAATGTATTCGCGCCACCTAGCTGGTGGCGCAATTAATTATAATGGTACTTGCAAGAATATATCGGTTAAATAAACGAAATAGTCGCTCCATTAAGCGTGTATTCCGTTACTCGTGCTGATTTTTTATTACCTTTTGAATCTAAAATCGAAACTCGGCTATTTTTTTTGATAAATAACAGAACTTTATTATTATCGTAAAAATTGAATGATATGAATTTTTCATTAACACGCACATTATTCAATGGCAATTTACCATGATCATTTTTAAGAGTAATTGCCTTCATATTTTTCTCCAATAAGATAATGATCTATCTTTGATTATACTATTTATTTTAATAATAAATATTTCAAATAATGCTCAGTTGACTTACGCAATAAAAGGAAATACGTGATTAGATATAGATACTTATTGATAATTCTAGAAACGATGAGCAACAAAGGTAATGCTGCTATTGTTTCTATTGGTGCAGTGGCCTTTGAGCCTTCTACTGGTGAAATTGGGTCCTGAATTTTACCTAACTGTTGATCTGATTAGTTGCGAAAAGCTCGGCCTACATATTGATGCAGATACCGTACTGTGGTGGATGGAGCAAAGTAATGAAACAAGAGCCGCTATCGTAGATGAAGATGCTAGAACTATTCAATCAGCACTACTCGCCCTATCCGCCTTTGCTGATAATCATTTATCTGAATGTGTATGGGGTAACGGTAGCGATTTTGACAATATTGTCCTAGCTAGTGCTTACGCTGCATGTGATTTTAACCCATTTTGGAGATTTTATAATAACCGTGATGTTCGCACCATTGAAGAACTAGGCCGTAACGCTGGTATTGATCCGAAGAAAACATTAGCTTTCGAGGGTGAGCAACATAACGAATTAACTGATGCAATCCATCAAGCTAAATACGTGTCTATTATCCACCAGCATTTAATTAAACCAGTTAACGACGATATTTAATTTTTAAATCTGTATGCGGCAGATGTGGGGGTAATTATGTCTAGAATGGTGTCTCTAGAAGGGTGGGCAAGATTAGAATTCGGTGAAGATGTACCCAGCAAGCAAGCGTTGTTGAAGTACGCAAAAGCTAACATGATGGTGCCACCAGCACAGAAGGTTGGTAAAAAATGGATGGTAGATCGTGATTCTCGCTGGGTTGGAATTATATCAAAACCGCAATTGCCAAGTGGTGCAAGCGATAGATTATTAAGGATCCTATCGAATGGTAGCGAGACCGCGCACTCATAATATTACTGTTCCCAATCTATACCGAAAATTAGATAAGCGTAATGGTAAAGTTTACTGGCAGTATAAACACCTTTTAACAGGGATATTCCACAGCCTCGGCACGGACGCCGAGGAAGCCGCATTAGTTGCTTCACAAGCAAATACAATAATTGCTGAACAACAAACAAAACAGATTTTAAGTATTAATGACCGGTTATCAAATATCAAAAATAAAAAGGTTGGTATTAGTGTTACCAACTGGATGGATAAGTATTTAGAAATACAGCAAGAGCGTGTTGATTTAGGGGAATTAAAACTTAATTCATACAAACAGAAAATAAAACCATTAAATTTATTTAAACAACATTGCGGATTATTTTCACTTCAAGATATTACGGCTCTAGAAATAGCGAAAATAACTGATTCCGTAAAAGTATTGGGCCATGACAGAGTGGCTCAGGTCGTACGTATGGTTTTAATCGATGTATTTAAAGAAACTCAGCATGCTGGACATGTTCCACCTGGTTATAATCCTGCCCTTGCGATAAAACAGCCTCGCAATAAAGTCAAATGGGAGCGACTGACATTTGAAGAATGGAAAACTATTTATGATCAAGCTGAAAATCACCCGCCTTATTTACAATGCGGAATGCTTTTGGCACTAGTAACTGGCCAGCGAATTGGTGAGGTTGTCAAAATGAAATTCTCAGATGTTTGATATGACATGCTTCATCTTGAGCAAGAAAAAACAGGTTCAAAACTAGCAATTCCATTATCAATTAAATGTGATGCCATTGATATGACACTTAAACAAGTTATCTCAATCTGCCGTGACGCTGTTGTCAGGAAATATTTGGTCCATTACCGTCACACTACATCACAAGCAAAACGTGGTGAGCAGGTCACAGCAAATACACTAACAACAAACTTTAAAAAAGCGCGAAATAAAACTGATATTGATTGGGGAGAAGGAACGCCAGCTTCCTTTCATGAGCAGCACTCTTTATCGGAAAGATTATATCGAGATCAAGGCATTAATACTAAAGATTTATTAGGGCATAAGAACCAGCAGCAAACTGATAAATACAATGATGACCGTGGAAAAGATTGGATAAAAGTAGTTATCTAATTGATGAATTATTGATAGGTTTTGATAATGTTTTGATAACCGTTTCAAAAATGACAATAAAAAACGGGAACTATTAAGCTCCCGTTATCAATCTTACAATGTAATTAATTACATGTGTTTGATGATTGCATCACCGAATTCGCTACATTTCAGGAGTTTAGCACCGTCTAATTGACGTTCGAAGTCATAAGTTACTGTCTTAGCTTCGATTGCACCTTCTGTACCTTTAATGATTAGGTCTGCAGCTTCAGTCCAACCCATGTGGCGTAGCAGTATATACTAGGAAAATAGATAACACTCTGATTGTAAGTATTTTTTAAAACAAAAATCGCTGTTGTTAGTGTTCTTACGCCCCTTATTTAACTGCTTGATTTTCCTGTATCTCATAAATAGTTTTGGGGAATTAGTTTTTGCCTAACTCGTCACTCCAAATATCAAAAAGTTAATAATATTTCTTGATCTCTCATATCGATTCACTGTATATAATTACAGTTATAATTTGCTATATATAAAACCAGTCATTCGAAATCTAAGGGGAAGTATTATGGTTACTATTAAGGTGCGGTTTAATAGCAATATGAAAGGCAAACTACCAATGGGCACTTTCGACGCATTGAGGAATGAAATCACAAAAAAATTGAGTTCCAAATATCCCGAGTTGAATATTTATATCAATTGGGGGCCTCAAGTTGTGGTGTCTATTGATGGTCTAGGTAAGAATGAGAAGAAAACCTATATCGAGGAAACGCTGGAAGAAATATGGAATGATGGCGAGTGGATGCCAGAAATGAATGAAAGAGAAGAAGTGGAATAATTTGATAAGTAATGTAAATGCGCCAACTACTCGAGCTGGCGCATCTAAATAATACACAATTAGCTCTATGTCTGGCTGCTATAACCCGTTAGTGGCTCACTAACAAAAGGTTGAACTATTGCCTCAGTTTCAAAATAATACCTATCTTTATCTACATCTACATTTACATTTACTTGCTCATCGGTAATCGAACTCTGTTTCTCTAATTGCTCAAAAAACTCTCCAATATTAAAATTCAGCACCTTCAAGGCTGCCACTAGTTCATCTATTCCTATTTTGTTGACCCCGCGCTCATAGCGATACAATTGCTGCTCGCTTTTTATTCCCGCCATTTTAGCGAATTGAAAGGCAGTGAACCCTGCCCCCTGTCTTAATTTTTTAAGATTGAGTCCCACTAATTTAGACATTGAGTTGATGTTGCTCATATTGCATCTCCTTGGTGTGAATATCGTCGTATTAAGAAGATCTTAACGTAATATTTACACCATTAATCACAAATTGCAATACTCTGAAACATATATTTTACACCTGTCACTTATCCTGTTTCTCAATATTTTCTTCCGCCTCAGCCTCTTCCCTTTCCTGTTTCTCAGCTACTTCTTTTGCTAATCGCTCAGCTTCAGCTTGCTTTTGATTGTAGATAGAGTTACTTGGCATGTTTACACGCACGTCAATCCAGTGGCCGTTGGGGATATCAACCGGCTCACCGTTTTCTAACTCTACTTGCTCATCATTCACTACCTTAGTAAATTCAGGATAGGTTTTTAAATGAGCGTATTGAACGTTTTGCGGTAAATTAAAGTGCTTGCGATAGGATGTATAGATAACAATGTCACCGTGTTCGTCTGCAGTGATTAATTCGCCGTTGAATGGGTGCTGCTCACCTGCAACTAACACATCATAATCAACATAGACTAGCGGTAATTGATTGATGCCCGATGGGATAGTGATACCTCCATTGATGCCGCCCCAGCTTGCATCCGAGTGCATGCCGAGAACGTTTTTGAGCTGATAGATACCTGTGTGCAGTTTTTTGAGTTCGATGCCTTCGGATTCTTCGTTTAGCTCGACGTGGTCAGCAAAGAGTTTAACAATCGGGGATGCTTTTTTTACATTACCATTACTATCAACTGTAACTCCTGTTAATCGCTCAAATGGTATCGCGCCTTTCAATAACCTCCCGTCCGGTGCTATTGAAAACATAGATGTCGTACCATTCCACGTAAAAAGCGTGCCGTCATCTTGAAGCACAAGAGAAATATTCCCGCTTGGGGGCAAAATAGACGAGTTTGTTGCTGAGACTTTAAATCGCTTACCGTCAGCCAGCCCTGATAAAGCATCAGTGACCGCCTTCTGACTCATAAAACTCGTGATACTGGTACCTATGACTTGCACAATGGGCACATTGATTAGTCGAGAATAAGACATTGACCCTGTGGTTATTTCGCCTGATGATGAAATTCGAAATATTGATTTGGCTCCATCCCACATAAATAACGTTCCATCATTCTGCAAAACAAGCGAAATATTGCCTTCTGGTGGGGATATCGACACATTCGTTGCAATGGTTTTAAATCTATTGCCATTCTCCTTCCCATCCAGCTGCTTATCCATTTCTTTTGCTGTTCGCAGTTGCTGGGTAGTTCCATCGGGCAATGTGACGGTGATAGTGCCCGTTTCCGTTGCCCAGCGATGAAGTATGTCGCTGAACTGCACGTTCGCATTATTCATTGCGACAATTTTGTTTGCTGCGTCAGATACTGAATGAACCATCGTTGTTAAGATGTTATATGTCGCATCTTTGATTGCTGCTGGTACCGGAAAACTTAACGTCATTTCAGTGTTGCTTTGAATAGATGCAATACTGTTAATGTAAATCGTTGCGCCGTTCTGGATTAAAATGACTTGCTCTGGTGAGACGAGTGAATTGTTATCTTTCCACTTTGTATTTGTGCCAATGACTTTTGTGTTGTTTGCTGTTGTTGTGATTTTACCCGTGCTATACATAGTATTTCCTTAAATTTGGACGTAAAAAAACCGCTTTCGCGGCATCTTTTATGTGATTCTGTGAGTTCATTAGTTAGTTATCTAGCATCGATACGTCAACAATAACACCTCGTAAAAAGCGACCGCTACCCTCTCTAGATGGTGGCGGTGTTACATATCCGTCGATGTGTGCGACAAAATCGTAATGATATTTGATTGTTAAACCTTCGTGGTCATTAACATACGAGTAGCCTTCCTCGTAAACGTCAGCTTCGTAGTAGTATTCATAGTCAAAAAAATCTAGATACTGCTTGATGTTTCTGAAATGTAAATACTTATCACCAGCCTGTTGTATCCATCCGTACCTGTGCCCCTTCTTACCATTAAACCTAAATTCTCTCGTGCCCGTATTATCAAATGTCACATTGTATTCCGCGGCAAATGAAACGAATTTCGCAAGAGATGAAAACTTAAGCCCTCCATCAGCACCAAATATTTCTATCCCCACTCCCGATGCGGGTACATCAACTTGCGACACGGGCGCGATGAAATAACTACCGCCGAGCGTGTCAACGATCGGGTTTGTTATCCTTTCTTCCGTTGCCCACTCACTGCCCTCTATTTTTTTCTGGATGCACATGCTTTCGAAGTCATCACGCAGTTGCAGCAGACCAAAGCTGTTGTATATTTCAAGACCTATCATATCGCCCACACTGTTACATGATGTGTAAAGCTATCATAAAAACGCGTGCCGCCAGTGCCCGCACCGTTGTTTTCCCATTTGTAAATGGGGTAATCAATTTCATAGTTAATTGTGCTCCCACTTGTTAAATATGACTGATTTTTGGGTGATGATACGCCGAAGGTGTTATTCATAATGAATCGATACCTGATGCGGAAATGACACAGTATCTTCCCACCTAGCGCGATTGACTCAACATTAAAAGACCCCGACTTTCCAAGCGGCAATTGAAAATTACCCAAATGTCTCGGGACGATTGTGTCCTCTCCGATAATCAAACGACCTTTTTTATCGTATATTTCAAGCCCTGACCCCATCACCACATCCCCATTCGTATTCTGAGTTTCCCGTCATTACTAAAGAGCTGTTTCAGCACATTAGTTTCTATCCAGTACCCCCTGCTGCCCGTTGCCGTATTTCCTCTCTTCTCCTGTTCGCATATTTAGTTGATAGCCCGTTTTGTTTGCATCACTAAAGTTTGTAGATTGCAAAATATCAGCAATTTTTGCGCTAGTGATTGTTGCGTTTCCGATAAATGCAGAGCTGATAAATACTTGTCCGTTTTCGACGAAGAATGCAGGCTCCAGTTTTCCGCTTGCGGGGTTAAAAATACCGAATGTGTCAGCACTAAAGCCAATCTGTGTAACTACTTTGCCGTTTTTAACTTCTGCGCCGATCATCATCTTCGCATCGTAATATTGACCATTGAATAATACAGCTGCTTTGTAAGATATGACGGACGACGCATTACCTTTAAGACGCAGAGTAAATGATGCACTCACAACACCATTGGTCGAGACTGACCAACTGTTTTGGCGCACTTCAGCTAAAAATGCATAACCATTATTTGACGGAAAAACCACTTTGAATGCATGAACGGTATCACCATCATAAGCCTGCCGTAACACCTCCTGGCCTTCATCAGGCGCCCAGTTACCACTAATCGTGACCTCTGCAGGCGCTGCCAGCCCATTAATCATTTCTTGCTCTGTGGAGCATAATGTCGTGACATCAATGTCTTGCTTTTGTCCGCCCGTGTAGTTAATTTCTTTCGTTGTGCAATCAATCGACAGCGAATCCGTTTCGACTGCAGCAATATCTGTTGCCGCCAATTTTGAAACGCTAATTTTGGTACCTTGCGTTTTTTCATGTTTAGCCATTATTCAGTTTCCTATAGACATAAAAAAACCACCCGTAGGTGGCTGATGGTGTGAATTTAGTATTAATTCCAGACTTGAAATTCTAGAGTTGCGCGAAAAAGCTTTGTATCCTCTTCATATGACTGTTTTTCAGTTATCGAGGATGGGCCTAAATCGGCTATCGCTTGGCGCATGCCATCACGGATAATACGCGCCTCATCGATTGTGTTGGCATAAATATCAATCTGAACATTAGTCAGAGTTTCAGCTTGACCGCTCACAACATCCTGGGGAATGTCATACATTGACAATATGCCCCAAGGTGCAGGAACGGGTTTATTTTGCGGTACCACATAAGAGAAAACTTTATTCGGCAATACAGGTTTTAAAAATGGAAGAACATCAGCCTCTGTCATTTTTGTAACACCTTATCAATTGCCTCGTTCAACTTCGCTATCCCAGCACTCGCGGCTTCATCGGCTTTACTGTCAAATGCAGGGCGAATAAAGGGCACAGGTGGCATCTTAGATGTACCTTCTTCGAGGAACCGCCAATAATAAGAATTTCGCGGATCTTTCGCTTTCATTTTCGGGTCGCTATTCGTGCCTTCTTTATTGGTACCGCGCACATAAACACCCGAAGAAACCTCACCCTGTTTTCGGATCCGCTGATTACCGCTAACAATATTTTTTTTGAGCTTACCCGTTCGTACTGGCGCTCCTGCTCTTGCCGCATCCCGAAGTACACCTGCAGCCTCATTCGTGGCTTGACGTAATACGTTATTGCTTTCAGCTTTACTGAGCAACTCCAAATCTTTGGAAATATCCAGCAAGCCACTAAAATCAATATTCATATCAACCATTGGCCGAGACTCCTTGTTTGCACAGTAATTCAAGCCGCGTACACTTCACATCTGGAATAACTGATTGAATATCATAGTTAAGACTACGATAAACCATACGACAAGCTGGATTAACATCCGGTCGATAACGCATCCACACACGTACCGTAATCTCTGACATTTCCGCATCGGCTGCGAGTAACTCACGCCCACTAATCGCCTTAACTTCTGCGCGTACGGTTGCAACATCAACCCAATGATCGTCATAAGTACCCGAGGGCAATTCGATAGGCTTGTTTTGCTGAAAAGTGACAATGTGCCTCAATTGGCCCGCTTTCATTTTTGGCCTCGCATAGGTCTTATCCGGTACTCTCGCAATGCATTGCACAGCGATTCGGGTAACGATTGACCTTCTCGGTTCTCATACCAAAATCCAACAATTTGCATGAGCCTCATCTTGATATCGCCCGAAAGTCGTAAGCCGTCTGGATCGCATTCAGGTACTTCATCATCATACAAATTTCGATTCGTTAACCTTTTCACTTCGGCTATCGCTGATGCTAGACCTTGTTGTAGCAAGTCGTTATCGTGGTCCGCGTCAGGTAGGGAACTAAGGAGTATGACAAGGCCAGCACAAGGCTTGAAGGTTACTATCATCATCGGTACCCCCATGCGCTTTCGGTTTGATGTGGTCGACCGTCTTAGCCTCTACCGCTCGGCCTGACTTTATGCATTCTTGGCACAAATGCTTATCACGCTGAAGGACTCGACCTCGTATCTTATCCCACTTAGAGCCATAGCCTCGCTCATGACGAGTCTTGCCTTGCTGATGGCTTTCCCATCCTGTGTTCTGATGCTCTGAACAGTAACCACTACGATCCGTTGTTGTCTTAGCGCAACCGTGTTTACGACATACGCGAGGTATGCGTGGTGGCATATCAACAAAACCCTGAGCGACTACGCTGCATATCGATAGCAAGTTGACGGATTGCCTCAGCGTGCGCATGATTTGAATCGGTGATAGCGCACTTTAAAGATGCAATCGAAGCACGCTCTTGTTCTTTCTCAGATAGCATTGCTGCTACAGTTTCCTTTAACGCTTCAACTTCTTGAAAGAGATTTGGGGCGTGATTGTCAATGCTGTTGTCATTGTGTTTGGCAAACTCAGTACTCAGCTCTTTTATATACTGAGTTGCATCAACTGCCTTTATTTCAGCTATAGCGTTATCAAGGTTAGCTATTGCAGACTCGCCCTCATCAACACGAACTCCTCCACGCAACACATTTCCCGTTTGCTTTTCGTTTACTCGCTCAACTTTGATATGATTGCGGATCACAGGTCGTATTGCCTGTTTTACTGCTTGCTTTAGATCTTCTTTGTAATCATCACTGTGTAAGCCTGAGATAGTGTATTTGATTGCAGGGCTAACGGTTCCAGATGTGATAAATGCGCTATCAATAAAAGTTTGACCATTTTTAACAAAAAACATATCAGCGCTAAAACCCACACTTGTTGGCTCCTTCAATCCTGCATTAACCATCAGCCCAGCAATGCGTTTTAGCTGTGCTTCTAGCTTATCTAAGTCAGTGCTATCGACTGATATCTTTATAGATAGAGTGGTTATTTCTTTTTTATCTGACATGACTGTCTCCATAAATGAAAAAAGACCGCTTTCGCGATCTCTTTTAAAGGTTGTAGCTATTAGTTGCATGATGTGTGACAGGGCGGACAATTTGTGAGCACTAAATGTGAACATCTTTTTCCGACTGGTGGTATATTATTCGTTCAACCCTGTAGCACCTCTAGAATCCAGTACTATACTCCTCTCTCTCTCTTTCTGTACTGGACTTATAATAATATGCTGTCGCATAATTAACCTTAGCCCAACGCCACCACGTGGGCTATTTTTTTACCTTTCACTACGCAAATCCACAATAAATATCTTTGAACTGTCACTGGCTCATCAGGATCACATTTACATTTAGCACTAATTGTCATGCGGAGTAGTTCTTAATTAGACTACTATCACTCCGTAACCCGATTATTCCTAGTTAATTTAATTGTTCGTTTTTAGCCCACGCCAAGGTGGGCTTTTTTATCTTCCCACTCACTTTCTCTCTACGCTATTTCTGTATAACCATTTCCATTTAGAGCATTGTGCTACTTCGATCGATATAACCCCGTGACTCTGCGTGACCGCTAGCACCAAGAACCTCTATAAAACTCTATCAATGCTACTCAATGAATAGCATTTGTAGAATTAAATAAAATTAGTGCTGAGAGTTAGCCGGTGATAACTCACCCTCTTCAAACCATGCATTCATAGCGCGGCCATCCGCGGATAGGTAGTGAACATAATACTGATTGGCATCGTTTTGATACTCAGCACGGCCTTTAATATGACCTTCTTCACCGCTGATAGTGGCCTGTACAATCTGACCTAATTCGTGTTTAAACATATTTAATCTCCAGGTATTAAATTCCAATACAATCAATACTCTGATTTGTATGCTCTTTTCCGTATTTAGTAACAATCTATTTATAGATTATTTAGCTATTATTGATAATATCCACACACCTGATAACGCTCAGGGTCTTCATATAAAATTGTTTCTTCCTGTCGACACGCCTTACCTCAGTAAAATACTGGGGTCTTTTTTTAATTCTATCACCCTCAATTCCCCGTATTACTTTCTTGTCTAAAATATCCACTTGCAGAGATAAATCAGACCTTCAATTACTCCCCAGCCTAGATCTGCACACACAAACCCAAGGAAAAGGAATGTTCCTGAACCGGGTAAATTATTAAACATAATTACCGCCTTGTTATTTACTATGCCTTTCCTCTTCAATCTCTCGAATGGCTTTCTTGTCTAAGTTGCATTGCTCAATCACTGTTAATAGTGACTCATTGAGTAATAGCGAATCACCCCATGTTAATTTTTGAGGAACATATTCAGGCAAACAATCATTGAGTAAGTGGGCAGGTATGGGTATTGATGGCGTTTGAACGTATTCTTTCCGCGTGCTTGTGCAGCTCGATAGTAGCATCACCAGGGGCATCAACGGCAGCGCACTCATTATCCACAAGAACAGTTTTGATAATGGTTTTAACCTTTTCAGAATCCACGGCTGCCCTATCCCGTTCTCTGAGATTATTTCGTGAGATTTCATTAAACGTTACCGAGAGTTGTAAAACAGTGGATAGAACGGATTGACTGGCGGTAAGCTCATTTGTTTTTTTATCAAACTTATCCTTCAATTTGTCGTAGTCATCGACAACCCAGATAAGCCAAAATAGCAGTATAGCACAAGCGGCCATTGATACTTTAGCGACTACATTCATGCTGGATACGACTTATGAGAAAGCTGGAAGTGTGGTCCGTCTTTAAAATTTTTCCAGTTACCGCCCCACTCTAGATCAACGCCTAGCTCTTTAGCTGCTTGCAGCATTGCATCGGCAACTAGCCTGAACTTCGACCAATCATTCCAAGGGATTTGTTTATTAACTAGCGGTGCGCAATCTACAGCGTGGCCTGTTAGGTGACGACTGTTCATTGTCTGACTAGCGCCATTTTTTACTAATTGGCGCTGTCTGACTTCTATTCGCTTACCTTCAATGACCATAAAATCGATATCCGTTAACTCTATCGCTCGACGTATCACTTTCACTAGATCAGGATGAACACCTCGTAGATTTTCTTCACTGCGATTACTAAATTTAAATTTACTCATTGCGTCACCTTAAAAAAGTAAAAGACCGCTTCATTAGCAACCAGATTGATTTAAGTCGGATTATTAACTTGCTGATCACAACTACCGACATGATGTTGCCACCAGCCGAGAAAATAACGAGGAATATAACACCATCAAAAAGTACATCAGACGGCGCTGATGTTCGCTCACCGATTGCCGTTTCATAGATTTGATAGGCCCAGCAAATAAATAATATTGTGCCGACAATTGAATCCCGACGTTTCGCATAGCGACAAAGAAAAGCCGTCATTGCAGAAGCAGACATAAACAAAATATCAGCAACATCCAAGGGATTCGCTTGCACCCAGATGGTTGCATCTGCTACTAAATTAAGGAAGGTATCCACTAACCACCTCCTTTATTACGCCAATCTTTAATAGCCTGAGTAATATTGCTAAAGTTCTTATCTATTGAAGCAGCAATACGACTAAACAGCTTTCTGAGGTTATCTTTGTTTGCCGCTAGCACTAAAACCGGAATTAATAATGCAGATATCACAATCGCGGTAATCTTAGGGCTAATATCCCATTGCCATATTTGCGCTATAAGCTCTGAAGCCTCTTTAGCTATGAGGATCCCCGCACCGAGCGCCAGAATAAAGTGCAGTATCTTTCGCCGGTTATTATCTTTGGATGCAATGACGGAAACTGAAGCGCCAATAACAGCCCCTAGCACAACGCCATAGTCGGCACCAATAAGGAAGCCCCCCATAGCGCCGCCACCAGCAGCACCGAGGGTTATCCCTATTGATGTGCTCATAAATTATTTGTTCTCTTTAGTTAATAGAAAATCCACCAGCAGGTAGCCGGATTTAGATTAATGAAGTTAGTTGGAATTTAGGCAATAAAAAAGGCCACCGAAGTGACCTTTATAGAAATTAAAAGCTAAAAAAGCAGATCACCGATGTATTTAGCGCTAGCCTCTATTTTTTTATCTGAATTATTTATCGCTGATCCTAACATAAAACAATCTTTGTTATTTTCTCTTAACACTAAAATAAGTTTACATTCCTCATCGTAACCCAAGGCATGTGCTGATTCATGATCATGTCTTTTAATAGTTAATTCAATGATTTTTCCGGTCACTTTTCCATGGTAAACGCAAACATAATTTCCACCATTAATTACACCATCCTTCACAACAATAGTTGCTTCACCATATTCGGATAGGCTACTTCTAAATGTAATAAAATAAATGCCATCATTCACAAGTTGCTCCTTCAATAATATCTCTATCAAATTTTCTTTTATCACAATAGCATAAATATTAAATTAGCAGTCAACATATTTTAATTACGTCAATACACTTACCAGCAACTAAAACATATGTAGACCAGTCTTAAAAAAACTATCTATTTTTATCATCTCACACTGCTTTAACATGATACTTCAAACCTTTGGTCAATTATTGTGCATGACTACACATGTAACTCTGACAAGTAGGAACAGCAAGTTTTATGTTTGTTTCAGGCATAAAAAAACCCCGCATTGCGAGGTTATAAACAATTTTGGTAACATACCAAATTAGGCTTAAATATGGCCTATTTTGTTAACTTTTGCAAGTTCTATACTTCATTTTTACTCTTTTGCTCTTGTCTTTTATTTCTCATGGCAATTAGCGCCAATTCGTCCAGTTCATCACTGATTGTTCTGCGCAACTAAATCAGGACACTTTTCTTAAGGAATTTTGTTCATACTCAATTGGGGACAGATCACCGTTGGCAGTATGAAACCTTTCTAGGTTGTAATAGCGCATATACGCGATAACATCTTCTTTCATCTGTTTCCGAGTCGGCTGAGGGATTTTCAGTACCCAATCGTGTTTTAAACTGCCAAAAAATCGTTCTACAACGGCGTTATCCCAACAGGCTCCAACATCACCCATGCTTGCCCTAATACCATAGCTTGTTAGCAAGCGGCGATATCGCTTACTCGTATATTGAGAGCCTCTATCACTATGAAAGACTAAGCCTTTTTCGGGCTGGCGTAAGTTATACGCTTTCATCAAGGCTTTACTGACTAAATCTGCCGTCATTCGTTTATCGATATGCCAACCCACAATACGGCGTGAGTATAAGTCCATCACGATGGCTAAATACATCCAGCCTTCCCCTGTTTTTAAATAGGTCACATCACCCGCCCACACTTCGTTAGGTGCGTGAGGATTAAAATTTTGATTGAGCAAATTATCGGCTACGGCATCACTGTGTTTGCGTTTTGTGGTGACTTTGTAAGCAACGCGCTGAGTGACGACTAGGCCAAGCTGAGCCATTAGCTTTTGAACGCCATAAGCACTCACGCTAAAGCCCTCTTTGCATAACCGTTTACGTAACGTTCTATAACCTAAGCTATTTCGACTCTGTTCAAAGATAGCTTTGGCTCTGCGGTACAGGCTAAGTTGTTCTGCGGTGATCAATTTTGCTGGGCGTTTAAGCCAAGCATAGTAGGCAGAACGACTTATTTTCATTAACTTGCAGAGCTTCAGCACGGGAAACTGTGAAGATAATTGCTTAATCGTTTTAAACGCTACTTGGTTTCCTTTAGCAGGAGGGCGCTGGCTTTTTTTAGGATCTCTTTCTCCATCCTAAGTTCTTTATTTTCTTTTCGAAGCCTTAATAGCTCAGTTCTCTCATCGGCATTCAAGCTGCTACCGGATTGTTCAGCATCGAATTTTGCTTTCCAGTTATAAAGTAATTTATCGGTGATCCCTAATGAAGCTGCCGCTTTTGGGACGCTATAACCTTGTTCGGTGACTAATGCGACCGCTTCTTGCTTAAACTCAGTAGTATAAAACCTGTTTGTTCGTTTTTTCATTTAACACCTCAATAATTGGATTATATTCCATTATTAAAGTGTCCTGTTTGATTAAAGCAGATCACAGTATAAACACCCTTTAACAGGGATATTCCACAGCCTCGGCACGGACGCTGAGGAAGCCGCATTAGTTGCTTCACAAGCAAATACAATAATTGCTGAACAACAAACAAAACAGATTTTAAGTATTAATGACCGGCTATCAAATATCAAAAATAAAAAGATTGGCATCAGTGTTACCAACTGGATAGATAAGTATTTAGAAATACAGCAAGAGCGTGTTGATTTAGGAGAATTAAAACTTAATTCATACAAACAGAAAATAAAACCATCAAATTTATTTAAACAACACTGCGGATTATTTTCACTTCAAGATATTACGGCTCTAGAAATAGCAAAAATAACTGATTCAGTAAAAGCATTAGGCCATGACAGAATGGCTCAGCTCGTACGCATGGTTTTAATCGATGTATTTAAAGAAGCCCAGCATGCTGGACATGTTCCACCTGGTTATAATCCTGCCCTTGCGACAAAACAGCCACGCAATAAAGTCAAGCGGGAGCGACTGACATTTGAAGAATGGAAAACTATTTATGATCAAGCTGAAAATCACCCGCCTTATTTACAATGTGGAATGCTTTTGGCACTTGTAACTGGCCAACGAATTGGTGATATTGTCAAAATGAAATTCTCAGATATTTGGGATGATATGCTTCATATTGAGCAAGAAAAAACAGGCTCAAAACTAGCAATTCCATTATCAATTAAATCTGACGCTATTGATATGACACTTAAACAAGTTATCTCAATCTGCCGTGACGCTGTTGTCAGTAAATATTTGGTCCATTACCGTCACACTACATCACAAGCAAAACGTGGTGAGCAGGTCACTGCAAATACATTAACAACAACATTTAAGAAAGCGAGAGATAAATGCGGCTTAGAGTGGCAAGAAAGAGCCGCGCCCTCTTTCCATGAGCAACGCTCTTTGTCAGAAAGATTGTATCGAGATCAAGGTATCAATACTCAAAAATTATTGGGCCATAAGTCACAAAAAATGACCGATAAATATAACGACGATCGTGGTAAGGAGTGGCAAATTATCGCTATTTAA